AACGAGAAGAGCAAGAAACAAAACAAGCTGAAGCACAAATTCAGCAGTTTAAAGATACAATTAAAAATAGTTTACACGGAAAAGAAGAGTTTGAACTTATAAATACAAATGATGCACAGGAACTGGTTTACGAAGTCATAACTGAGCATTGGGAAAACACTAAGGACCCAGAAACAGGCCTTGGTGAGTTTTTAAAAATTGAGGAAGCTGCGGCACAAGTCGAAGAGCATTTACTCAGTGAAGCGAAAAAGTACGTAGGGTTAAGCAAAATTCAAAAGCTAGTTGGTGCAAGCCCGGCTAAATTAGAGCAAAAGAACGATAAACAAGCGTCTATTACCTTGAGCAATACGCAATCGCAAGCGGTTCCAGGTGAAGAAAGTCGCTATCAAACGCGAGATGAGTTACTAGCAGAAAGCTTAAAGCTTTTACGCTGGAACAAAGAGTAATACCAGCCTAAACAATTATTATTATTAAACTTTACAATGATGGAGAGTTACAATCCACATTACTTAGGAGACTTTTATGTCATTAGATATGACGTCGTTTGAATCGTTTTTAAAGGTAAACTACTCTGAGAACAGAGTTAAAAACCTTGTATATCAAGATAACCCACTACTCGCGCTTATGCCAAAAATGGAAAGCTTTAACGGTAAAAACTTACCAATCGCTTTAATTTATGGTAACCCGCAAAACCGTTCTGCTACTTTCTCAACTGCTATTGCTCAAGACACTAGCTCAAGAGTTGAAGATTTCGTATTAACAAGAGCAAAAGACCACTCTATTGCTTCAATTGATAACGAAACTCTAAAAGCTTCAGAAGGTAATGCTGCTGCATTTGCATCTGCATTCACAACTGAAATGGACGGAGCAATCAACTCAATTAAACGTTCACTTGCAATCGCTATGTACAGAAGCGGTTCTGGTTCTATTGGACAAAGCTTAAGCTCTACAACTGGTACTTCAGTCACTTTGAAGCAAGTTGAAGACGTTACAAACTTTGAACTTGGAATGGAACTTACTTTCTCTACTGCTGATGGTGGTGGTGCTGTAAAATCTGGTACAGTTACTGTAACAGGTGTTAACAGAGACACTGGTGTTCTTACTATTGATGCTGCTACAGCAATCGACGGTGGTACTGGTATTGCTGCTAACGATTATATCATCCAACAAGGTGACTATGATGCAAAAATTAAAGGTTTAGCTGCTTGGTTGCCTGCAACTGTTTCAGCAACTCCTTTCTTCTCAGTTGTTAGAACTGCAGATGCAACAAGACTTGGTGGAATTCGTTATGATGGCTCTGCGCAACCAATCGAACAAGCTATTTCTGGTGCAATTAACAGAGTTGCAAGAGAAGGTGGAAGACCAACTCACTTGTTCTTAAACTACAACAGATGGAATGAGCTAGTAGACAGCTTAGGTTCTAAAGTAAATTACATTGACGAAGCAGTGAAAACTGGTGACGCATTTGTAAGCTTTAAAGGTGTAATGGTTCACGGACCAAAAGGCCCTGTAAAAGTAATGCCAGACCAAAACTGCCCTAACGACATCGCTTACCTTCTACAACTTGATACTTGGAAACTTTACAGCTTAGGCCCATGCCCAACTGTATTTGATACTGATGGTACAAAGTTGTTAAGACAAAGTGCTGCTGATGGTGTTCAATTGAGAATCCATTATTATGCCCAGATTGGGTGCGTCGCCCCAGGGTATAATTGCCGTATTGCTTTAGCATAACAATAACTTACGCGATTTTTCGTGTAGTAATTATTATGTGTAATAATCCTTGAAAAAAAGTCCTCTCTATAATATAATGAATTATAGGGAGGCAAATTATGAGTAAGTATTTTAAGCTATTAGGTAAAAAGATAGGAAGATGGATTGTTGAAGAACATTCTCATACGGACGAAAATAAGATTATCTTTTTTAAATGTAAATGTGAATGCGGTAAAACTTCGATAGTAAGAGCCTATAATTTAATGAGTGGTAAATCCACAAGTTGCATTGAATGTGGAATATTAAAAAGTACAATAGGTAATATTGGAAAAAGTAAAGCTACTAGAGACCCAGTCAATCATACTATTAGTAGGTTATATACTAAATATAAAGTAGGAGCGAAGAAAAGAGGATTCTCTTTTAAAGTTAATTTAGAGCTTTTTAAGAAAATGATTTTTCAAAATTGCTTTTATTGTGGAATAAGTCCAGAGAGAAGAGTGAATTTTACCAGAGACGCTTATCCTGTAAAACAGGAAAGATATGATGCTGGGTGGATTCAATATAATGGGCTTGATAGGTTAGACCCTAATAAAGGGTATGCAAAAAAGAATTTAGTTACTTGCTGTACTTTCTGTAATGTAGCTAAGAGTAATATGAATGTTGAAGACTTTATGGAAAAGATTCAGCGGCTAAGCGAACATCAATTAAAAAATAAAAAAGGTGTCAATAACGATACCTAAGCTCTTATAAGCCCCTTAACGCGGTTTATGAGACCGAAAAAGGGGACTTTATGTCTAGAATGTATAAAAATAGAAACTATAGTTGCGAAGCTGATATTGTACAGTTGTTCGCAGAAATTAACATCGGTGCTTCAGGCGCTGTTTCAAGTTCAAGCGGTCTTGGTATTGCTTCAGTTGTGAAAGAATCTACTGCTGGTCAGTATTCAATTGCTGTTTCTGATAAATATAACAAAGTTTTGTTTGTTGAAGTTATGCCTGTACTCGCTGCTTCTGCATCTGGAATTGCTACTGTAGAAATTTTGGAAGCTCCTGCTTCACTTCAAACAGATTTCAAAGCTGATAAAACTTTTAAAATCCAATTGTACGACGAAGCTTTAGCTGCTGTTAACGCTGCTTCAGGTACTCGTTTGCTTGTGAAAATTTGCCTAAGACGTAGCACTTTAAGCAGATAAGGATAACACCATGTTTATGAGAGACGATAAGAAAAACATTGCAACCATGATTATATCTAAGTTGAAAAAGCAACCTGAGAAAACAGTTGAAGCACCAAAACAAGACGGAGCGGAAATTGCAGACCCAGATGCTAAAGATGTAGCTATGGACGAGTTTGTCATGTCTCTAGAGAAAAAAGATTTGAGAGGCATGAAAGATGCTTTGCAGTCATTTGTTTCTATGTGCATGGACGAATACGAAGAAAGTGAAATCGAAGATTAAATTTTGTGTGGGTGCTGCGACTAACCAATAGAGCAGCGCCCTCACATTTCTCCAAAGGTTAAAATGTCTATTACACTTTTAGAACTAAGAACTCAGGTTAGACAAAGAGCCGACCAAGAAAAGTCTGCTTTTATTACTGACCCAGAACTTACTACTTATATTAATAATTCAATTGCTGAACTTTGGGACCTGCTTTTAGAAGCGTATGGTTCTGAGTATGGCGTTGCAGACCCTTACCAATTTTCTACCGTTGCTAATCAAACTCAGTATGCGTTGCCAGCAGACTTTTACGACCTAAAAGGTGTTGATGTAAATTTAAACGGCAATGAGTGGAGCACAGTAGATAAGTTCAACTTTAACGAACGAAACAGGTTTCAAAATGTTGGGACGTGGAGTGTGTTGGGGTTGCCATCTATTCGTTACAGATTACTAGGCAACAAAATTATGTTTAGCCCAATTCCAGATGGCAGTACTAATGTGCAAATTTGGTATAGACCCGTTGCTACAAAACTAGTTGCAGATAGTGACACTCTCGATGACCTTAATGCATACTCAGAGTATGTTATTACTGATGCAGCAATCAAATGCATGCAAAAAGAAGAATCTGACGTAAGCGTGCTCATGGCACAAAAGGCAGATTTAAGAAAAAGAATACAAGATAAAGCAGCGAATAGAGACGCTTCAAAACCTAGTACAGTTTCAGACGTTAGTGTTGAAAATGACTACTGGTGGATTAAATAATGAAGGCTTTCAAGAAAATTGGAATTGAAGACGAAACGGTGTCAAAGTTCCAAGAAAATGTTAGTTCGGTGTTTGAAGAAATTGGAAATAAAGCAATATTAAATGGAAATTTACTAAAAAATATTGCACTAACTACTGGTGCTAACGAAGTTTCTCACAAATTAGGAAGAGACCTTCAAGGTTACATTATAGTACGTAAAAGAGCGAATAGTATAATCTGGGATTCACAAGATTCCAATAAGCTAAAGAACTTAACTTTAATTTTAAATTGCAGTGCTGATGTTGTTGTAGACATTTGGTGCTTTTAGGAATTTTATGGCTATTACACCTTTTATGAATTTAGATTTGCCAGAAGTGCTTGTTACTTTATCGCCTGAATGGGCTCAGGAAGTTAATAATGCATTTGATGCTATTGACGAGCACGACCATAGCTCAGGAAAAGGTGTGAAGGTAAAAACAGCAGGTTTAAACATTAACGCTGACCTTACTTTTAATAACTTTTCTGCTATAAATGTAAAGACATTGAAGTTGCAAAATCTTAGTGCTACACAGTCTGGAGTGCTGAACTCTCAGTCTGTTTATGCAGTTTCTGGGGACCTTTACTATACAAACTCTGCTGGTATTGCAATTCAATTAACTAGCGGTGGCTCTTTAGTTTCTACTCCTGCTTCTGCTCAAAGTTTTGGCTTTACAACTATTACAAGTGACTTGTCTATTGCTCCAGCAGATACGTTCGTATTTATTTCTACAGACACTACAGCGGCTAGAGAAGTTACGTTGCCACTAGCCTCTTCGGTAGTTGCTGGGCGACTATATGTTATTAAAGATAAAACAGGTTCAGCAGATTCAAACAACATTACAATTACGCCTTCTGGTTCAGACACTATAGACAGTGAGGTGAACTACATTATAAGTTCTCCTAAAGAAGCTGCTTATGTTATTTCTGACGGTGTTGCTTCATGGTTTGTTCTATAATTTAGGAGTTTTATGGCTTTAGCTAAAAGTATTGTTGCGCTTCCGATTGACCAAGGCCTAAACACAAAAATAGACCCTAAGCAAGAAGAGCCTGGATTCATGAGAAAGGCAGAAAACGTTGTATATGAAACGTTAAAGCTTTTAAAAAAGAGAAATGGATACGATAGTGTTGGGCTGCAACTACTTGACGGTACATCTATTTCCGATGCAAAAATAACAACTAAATACAAGAAAGAGTTAGTGCTGCTTACAAACAGTGCACTACTTGCTTATTCTCCGAGTTTACAAAAATTCACAAACAAAGGTACACTGTATCCTTCAAAAATTACATCAAAAACTATTATTAAAAATGCAAACAGTCAAACAAATTTGTCTGGACTTCTTGTAAATAACTTTGAAATATATGCTTGGGAAGACAGTTCTGGTGGACTTAAATACAGTATTCTTGACATTCAAAATAAAAATTTTGTTGTTTCCGATGCTTTACTTTCTGCTTCAGGTTTTAGACCTATAGTATCTAATATTTCAAATTCTATATATTTTGTATATGGAGAAGGTACAGACTTAAAATTCAAAAAATTAGAATTAGCAGCTCCAAACGTACTAAGTGCAGCTACTACAGCGAAGTCTGATTTGAGTGCTACAGACCCTTTAATTGACGCTGCTGGCAGCGCTAGTGCTGTTTTTGTTGCTTACAATGCTGCTGAAGCTTCTATATTTAAAATTGACGCAGATGATAACGTTTCTAGTACTATTGTGTTTGCAGGAGAAGTAGCTTCTGACGCATTAAACATTACTTTAGATGAGCAATCTAGAGTAGTAGTGGCATGGTCAAACGGCACGGACATAACTTGCACAATATATGCTTCCACGTTTGCTGGTTCTATTTTAGTTCCTACTCAAGTAGCTGCAGTAGCAGATGTTGTAAATATTGGAATAGCTCAAAGCCCAACTATGTCTTCTTACACTATATTTTGGGAAGTTAGTGCAGCAGAAACATACAATCACTATATTGGTAAAGCAAATTTAACAGTTGCTGGAGTAGTGTCGGGCACCTCTAACCTTATTAGAAGCGTTGGTATTTCTGCAAAACCTTTTACATGGAACAGCGAGACATTTCTACCAGTTGTGCACGACTCTGCCTTACAACCTACATACTTTATAATAGATTTAAACGGCAAAATAGTTACAAAATTTAATAATCAGAACGCATCTGGTGTTATTGCTTCTGGAGTACTTCCTAAGGTTTCTGCTATAGATACAAATAATTTTATTATTCCAAATGCAATAAAAAGCAGGGTGATAAGTAATAACGATTCTTTTTATTCTTTACTTGGGGTAAACAGCACTACCATTAATTTTAATCCTACTACAATATATCAAAATGCATTTTTAGCAGACACTTTACATATTTGTTCTGGAGTGCTTAAAATGTACGACGGTAATGTAGTTGTGGAGCACGGTTTTCACGTATTTCCTGAAGATATAGAAGCTGGTGCTACTGCTACTACAGGTGGAGCTATATCCGACGGTGATTATGCGTACGTAGCTGTATATCGCTGGGTGGACAACAACGGTAAAGATTATCAAAGTGCTCCTACTCAAGTTGCATTAGAAGTGCTTTTAACAGGAGGCACACCTACACAGACTCAAGAAATAGTAGTTCCAACACTCCGTATAACTGAAAAACAAAATGTTGTTATTGATTTATATAGAACAGAAGACGCTGGTACAAATTTTTATAAAGTTACAAGCAATTTAAGTCCGGTGTTCAATGACACTACAGTTGATACTATTACAATAGAAGATACGTTGTCAGATGCTGCTTTAATTAGTAAAGAGCTTCTATACACTACTGGGGGTGTAATTGAAAATATTCCTGCGCCTGCTTCGAACCTTATTACAGTTTTCAAAAACCGTTTGGCAGTTGTTGGTGAGCAAGCAAATACAGTGTATTTTTCAAAGCAAGTAGAAGAGGGAAAACCTGTAGAGTTCACAGACCTTATACCTGTAAATTTTGACCCTATCGGTGGTGAAATTTCTCAAATTGCATCTATGGACGAAAAGTTTGTTGCTTTCCAAGTTGACGCTACATTGTACATTTCAGGCGACGGCCCTACAAATGCGTTGCAGGATAACGATTTCACAAAGCCAGAGATTCTTGCTTCCGATATTGGGTGCCTCGACGTAAATTCAGTTGTGCTGACTCCATTAGGCCTTATGTTTAAAAGCAGAAAAGGTATTTGGTTATTAACTAAGGGACTAGCTTTCAATTACCTAGGTGATAAAGTAGAACTGTACAATAATCTAACTGTTACTAGTGCTCAAGTTGTGGGAGAATTAAACCAAATTAGGTTTATAACTAATGATAGTATTGCACTTGTGTATAACTATAATTTGAACCGTTGGGCAACATTCCAAAACCATGCTGGGGTGTCCTCTGTAGTAATTGAAAATGATTATTATTACCTAAGAAAAGATGGCGAGCTTTATAAAGAAAATAGAACTTCATTTGCTGATAATTCAAGCCCTATTAAATTTCGTATTGAGACAGGCTGGTTATACTTAACTGACGTACAGGGTTTTCAAAGAATTTACCATGCATTGCTACTTGGTACATACAAATCTCAGCACAAATTACGTGTTAAGGTTGCCTATAATTTCGTAGAGGCATTCACTGACGAAGTAGTAGTAGATGTTGCTGACTTTATAGACAGTACTCCTTATGGTGGATATAGCCCTTATGGTGCTCCCACAACGTTGCCATATGGTGGTAATATAGACCAAAACCTGTATCAAATGCGAATAGATTTAGCAAGACAGAAATGCCAGGCTATAAAGTTAGTTATTGAGGATGCTCAAGACGAAGTAGGCGAGGGGTTGAGCCTAAGCTCTATTACATTTAGAGTTGGAATCAAGGACACTGAGTTTAATCTTCCAGCTACTAATAAGTATGGGGCTAAATAAGGCCCGTATAACAATTCTACTATTATATGCAGTCAAAATACGCGATGTATATAAAAGAATTGAAGAATTTTGAAATGTATGAGGACGATAAAGGGTTCATTACATACGGAATTATGGAAGACGGGATATACATTGAAGATATTTATGTGCTACCTGAGCACCGAAAAGAAAAAACTGCATCTTACTACGCTGACTTAGTTGCAGATAAAGCTAAAAAAGAAGGATATAAGTGCTTATATGGCTCCGTTGTCCCTTCTTTACAAAATTCACATTATAGAAACTTAGTTTTGTTAGGTTACGGGTTTAAAATACATTCGGCCACGCAAGACCTAATTTGGTACAAAAAGGAAATATAAAAAATGAGTAAAGCTGTAAAAAAAGTTACTGGCTTAGTAAAAGGAGTTGTGGGCGGAAATGCTGGGGCCACTGCAGCTAATATTAATAAAGCCCCTTTTATGATAGACGAGGAAGCTAAAAGACTTCAGAGCACTATAAATCCTATGCTCGCCGCTCAAACTGCTAGACAAGCATCTACTGGGCAAGCTTTCAATTCTGCAAATATAGCTCAAAATTTAGCTGCCACTGCTTCTGGAAAAGGTCCAAGTTTAGCACAAGCACAATTAAAAGCAACACAAGATAGAAATTTGGCGCAACTTATGGCTGCACAAAGCTCAGGGCGCGGTGCTTCAGGGGCTGCTCAAGGTCGTAACTTAGCTACAGCAATGACAATGGGAAATAGACAAGTTGCTCAAGACTCTGCTAGTGCTAAAATACTAGAACAAAGACAGGCTCAGCAGGACCTTATTGGTTTGCGTCAGAATGAAGATGAAGGTGCATTGAATTTAGCTAACGCTGCCTTCACTGCTGATACTGCTGCAAAAAGAGAAATGCAACAAGCTGAAACAGCTCAATTTAATGCTGGACAACAAGCAGCTATGCAAAGTTCTGCTAACAGAGCTTCTAGGGGTCAGGCTCTTATGGGTATGGCTGGTTCTGCTGGTTCTGCATTACTAATGTCAGATAAAAATGTAAAAAAAGATGTAAAACCCGATAGCAAAAAAATTGATAAGTTTCTCGATGCTATGAAAAGTTATAGTTTTGAATACAAGGAAGGCACACCAAATACTTCTTCAGGTAAAAAAGCAGGGGTAATGGCGCAGGATTTAGAAAAATCGGAAATCGGGAAATCTTTAGTAAAAGAAACTGGTGCTGGTAAAGCCATCGACATGCAAAGTGCGTTTAGTGCTGTAATGTCTGCGCAGGCTAGATTGAACGAGCGACTTAACTCTTTAGAAAAAGGTAAGAAGAAAGCGTAATGTCTAAATTAGATAAAGCTTCTGAAATTATTAATATTGCTAAAAAAGAAGATGGAATGCTTTCAAAAGCTTCTAAATTAGTTTCTGCCCCACAGCGGTATACTATGAATAAGTTAGCTGAGATTTTAAAAGCTAAGGGTAATAAAGAAAGTAGTGAAGCTAGTGCGCAAGCTATTGTTGAAAAATTAGCTGAAGCTTCGGGCCTTCCAGACAGCACTGCTGTAAACATTGCTAAAGCATTAGGTGTTGCAGGATTAGAGGTTTTTGCAGACCCTACAAATTTAGTTCCAGTGGGAAAAATAGGTAAGGGCCTGGGTATGGTAGCTGAGACTACCGCTAAACATTTACCACCTGCAACTTTAGAAAAACTAATGCAACTTAAAAAAGCTGTAGCAGAAGGTAAAATAAATTTAAGTGATGATGTAGCTAAAAGACTTGATATGTCTATGGACGCACAAACTCCATCAAATGTTGCTCAAATTATGCCTGAAAAGTTTCAAGGTACAAAGCACGGTATGCTAGAACGTGTGCCTGAAAAACCAAACTATGGTAAAGTTACAGTAAAAGCTCCAGAAGAAAAAATAGGTAGTGTAAAAAATATTGCTAAAGATGCTCCTAAGCAAAATATGGTTATAATTGAACCTGGTAAACCTCCTAGAAGAATGGAAAATTCAGGTATATTGGGTTCTGCAGATAATACAAGTGCTGCTGACGCTGCAACTATGAAGCAAATTGCATTAGATAATAGGACACCTACAGCGCAAGCAGTTGAAGCTATAGAACCTGCTTAGCTTCAATCATTTTCATAGCAGGGTTTTCTTTACCTAATGAACCTAAGCCTACGGCCATAGCAATTCTAAGTCTATCACCCCACGTGTCTCCATATGGGTTTTTAGCTTGTTCA